AACCAAACAAGAAATTAAAGAAGAAATCATTGAGTTGTATGCCGCACAAAAAGCATACTCTGAAATTGTGGAATTTGCTCACAAACAACAGGTGGATTCGATGAAAAAAATGATGGCATTGAATCAAATGTTGAAAGACATGGATGACGAGGAGAAGAATCATGACTAAAGAAGACATCATCCGCATGGCGCGGGAGGCAGGACTTGATCCTGACCTTTGGAATTACACCGATGCTTTTGAATACTTTGCATATCTTGTTGCCGAGCATGAGCGCGAAGCTATATGGAACTTGCTGTTTGAGTACGCAGGTAGAGATGATTTATCTGATTCAGATCAATCGCTGCTTAAACATTTATCAGATCTCATCGCAGCAAGGTGGCAAGAATGGAGTAACAAAGAAGGGGAAGAATCATGGATAGAGAAGACATCATCAAGCTAGCGCGGGAGGCTGGTTTTAACCCAGTCTCATACACGGGCGCAAACCTCGAATTATTTGAACGCTTCGCCGCACTTGTCGCAGCACATGAGCGTGAGGCGTGTGCGGAGGCGTGTGAAGAAGTTGAATCACGAGCCGAAGAACTTTGGGACAAGTTTGCATATCCAGAAGATCAAGGAATGGCAAGCGGTGCAAGACAGTGCGCCACCGCCATACGAGCAAGGGGAAACACATGAACATAGAAGACATCATCCGCATGGCACGAGAGGCTGGATTGGCTTACGGATCTGACGAAAAGCCATTAGGTTCTGTAACACGCTTCGCCGCCCTTGTTGCTACTGCCGAGCGAAACAAGCTGGCCGCATGGATGATGCGACAAGGCTACGCAACAGGGCACGGTGACAGCATAGAAAAATTGTTGGAAGAACTTGAGTGGCAAATTGAAGAGCGCATAAGAAACGAGCGTGAAGAGTGCGCGAAGGTGTGTGAAGACGCAATCAGCAGCAATCAGGTAGGTAAAAATGTCTGCACAAATCTAGCCACCGCCATACGAGCAAGGGGAAACACATGAACCGAGGTGACATTATGACCCTGGTTGAACGTTACGCACTGGCAATGAGATTGGTAGATCGCCACGGCAATCAATATGGCGACCGCGACTTGTTGACGCTAACACATCAACAAATCCGAGAGGGTCTTAAGGCACTTGTTGTTTCTGAACGTGAGGCGTGTGCGAAGGTGTGTGATGTGCTTGCTGTACATCCTGAATATGCGTCAGACATTACAAAGGTGGCCGCGCAAGCAATCCGAGCAAGGGGTGAGAAATGAGTGGCGATCACAATCTATATCAAAAGTCCAAGTCTTATTTGGATGAAAAGGAGGTAGAAGCAATCACAGCTTTAGCTGTTGAAGCTGGTATCGTTCCTTGGGTCAGACACGAGTTCATCAATAACTGTTTTATTCCTACGGACGATGGCATGGATGGCGATCATGCTTCGTTGATTCAATTTGCCCAGCTCGTCAGGGATCAGGAGCGTGAAGCGTGTTCCTTGTTGTGTGAAACGATGGGCGCGGAGGGCTATGGAACGTTAGCCATTGCCGCTGCCATGCGTGAAAGGAAGCCGTGATGCTTTGTCCTTTTTGCGTGGACAAGCATTTGAACACGCACAACACCAAGGTCCTTGATTCGCGATCCTTTTGGGATCCAAACCGAAAAAGGTTTTACGTAGAACGGCGACGCGTATGCAGCCATTGTGAAAATCGTTTTAGCACAACCGAGTATTCACCTGTTGCTAAACATCTTATAACCACCACTGGAGATTAGTCATGTCAACGGATGAGGAAGCAGAAAGAGAAGCAGAAGCTTTTCTTGATCAGCATGAAAAAGTAATACGTATGCGTATGAAGGAGATGTATGACCTTGGCGGAAGGAACATGTTGGTCCTTTGTCAGTCAGCCATCTTGAACTGCCGCGATTCGTGGGCCTTGACCCATGAGCAGCGAAACGCGATCAATCGCATTTTAGAAGGCCTTGAAGCATCCATCGATAAGATGGATGCCCTTGTTATTCCACCCCATGAAGGACCGATGCAATGACACAGATAGAACTTGAAAAGCTTGCGATTGAATCAGGATTTAAAAAGGATTCAGCAGGGCTCTACCATCCGCGTTTCCCTGATATTCATGATCTTGGACTTTTAGTGTTTGAGTTTGGCAAGCGCGTGGCCAATGCTGAGATCAACGTAGCGCTTGATTTGTCGCTCAAACAAAGCATCACACCTAAGGATATCCATCGGGTGATGCTTGATAGGATCATTCGATGATTACCACAAGCAAACTCAAAGAGATCCAGGCTTACGTAACCCACATGCTAAAGCGTGTAAAAGACGACGAAAAGCTACGTGAAGAGGAAGGCTTGGACGATGCCCCTATTAATTGGAACGATATAGCCTGTGATGATGCTATTTGCTGCCGGAACGTGGACGACGATGTATGGGTCTGGGTCCGTGTTTCAGAAGCCTCGCCCGATTGTTTGGTGCTCCATAGCTATCTTTTTGATTGCCTATCGGAGATGTTCTTGGACATTCAATTTGAAATTAGCTCGGAGTGGTAGCCATGCAAAAACGAGATATTAATGCTTTGATGTTTGCGGTAGAAATGCTTGAAAAGCTACAGCCTCAAGCCAGTAAAGAAGTAAAAGCGCAGATCACGATGGCTGTTGAAAGCTTGCACAATGTGATCAACCGAAAGATTGAATCCTTGCCTGCTTACTCATCGGATTGGAACCGAATCAACGTGGGTCCTTACACCATTTTCCAACCGATGGAGGGTTCGGTATACATCAGTCATGTGGAGGGGGAAGGAGGGGCGTTTAGTACCTCTGCTTTCCTTAGCGCAGTGCATGGTTTTTTTCAGGAGAATTTTTAATGCATGCACTGACTACTGCATTTATTTTTACTTTGTTTGATGCGAGCTATGGCTGGTGGGCCTTGTTTGCCATCATCTTGTTTATTGAGATGATGGTCACTCTTCATTGATTACTTGGCCTCACCCCAACTGGGGCCAACTTCCACATCACAGCGGCTGGGTACTTCCAGCCTAACAGCATCAGCCATGATCCGTGAAGCGCGCTCCGCTTCCTCCTTGCTTTTTACACTGACCACCACTTCATCATGCACTTGTAGAAGGATCCTGAAACCTTCTTTGTGCAGGGCGACCATACCCGCTTTGGTTTGATCAGCAGCCGATCCCTGGATTAGACGGTTTAATCCTTTATAGGTGTAGGCTCGTTTAATGCGGTGGCCATACTCTGCAACGGCCTGTTCGCGCGGCAGTGCTTTGTTCACGCCCCATTCCATGGGTTCCCACAAATTGAATCGGCATTTCCTGCCAAGCAGCGTGCGTATAGAACCATTGGATGCGGGATGTTCAATACGGCGCATCACAGCGTTAACAGTGCCTTTAAGAAAAGGAACGTTATGGTGAAACTTGGTGATGAGCTCTTCAGCCTCATCCATATGCAAATCAAGCGACGCAGCCAGCTTTGATTTGCCCATGCCATACATCAGGCCAAGGCCAATGGTTTTGGCTTGCTTGCGTTTGATGCCTGCTAGATCAGCCACCATTTGATGGAAGTCCGTGTTGGGATTTTCATGGTAAGCGCTCACCAAACTGTCTGCGCCGGGAAGATCCAATAAGCTTGCATAGTGAACCAGGAGCCGTGGTTCTTGAGACGAGAAATCGATAGACCCCCAAAGTTCCTCTTCTTCTGGCAGGAACAGACCACGGACGAGTGGACCGATGATTTCGTGGCGTGCAGGCACCTGCTGTAGATTGGGTTGAGCCATGCTCAGCCTGCCTGTAACCGTCCCACCCTCATCTGAGCGAAGCTGATTGATATGGGGGTGTATACGTCCTGTCTTTGCAGAGAACTGTAGGTAAGGTTCTAAAAAAGTACCGTGCGTTTTATTGTATTCACGAGCCTCGGTAATGAGCTTGGCAATCGGATGCTCATGACTATCCAAAAAGCTTTTGGTAAAGCTTGGAAGGCCTGTCGCGGTTTTGGGATAACCAATCCCAAGCTTATCAAAGGCTTTGGCAATGCTGGCTGCAGCCCATATATCCACACCAACGCCTGACATGTCTTTGATTGCTTTGATGGCCTGTTTTTCTTTGGCCTTTAATTCTTCAATCAGCCGTGCGGCTTTTTGTCTGTCAAAGCGAATACCCTTAAACGTGATATCCATCAACGCAGGGAAGACTTCTTTTTCTACATTCCAGATGGATTCAACTTCTTCTTTGCGTAACAGAATTTTGAACTGCTGCCAGAGCCGCAAGGTCAGTGCAGCGTCTTGCTCGGCATACTCCCCGACATACATCGCAGGAAGTTTCCACAATTCTTTTTTGGGATGCACCCCAAAGTCGGCTGCAGCTTGTCTTAGTCCTGCTTCTGATTTGGTTTCTTGGAGATAGTCAAAGCCAAGTGCGTTGAGCGAATAGCTGAAGCGATTTTCGTCAAGCAGGGGTGCCGCCAACATGGTATCCACAATAGGCCCGTGGACCACGAAACCTGAGGCAAGAAGCCACCCAAGGTCATAGGCGGCGTTATGCATAACCTTGACAGCGGGTGTTTTGAGTGTATCTCGGACCCAACGTTCGACAACACCCTTATCAAGGTTGCCTCCACCTGCATGGGCGATGGGGAAATAACCGGACCAACCGTCAACTGCAAGAGCATAGCCGACGATGAAGCCATCATGCCTAGGCCATCCGGGGCCGTAAGTTTCCAGATTCGGATCGCACGTTTCCAGGTCAATGGCGATCTCTTTGGCTTGGGATAGATTGGGAAAGTGATCAGGTGGGATCCATTCAGTGGGCGTTGGAAATAAGGGTAAGGTGCTCACAGTGTGAATCCTTGATCGGCGCGTTTAGGTAGTACCAAGTGAAGCGATTTTTTAGCGCGGGTGACAGCCACATAAAACATGCGTTGCACGTCATCAGGGTTTTCCTTATAGGCCTTAGTAAACTTCGGCCCGAGGTCCATGAGCAATACGACATGATCTGCTTCGCCACCTTTTGCACCGTGAATGGTGGATAGTTGGATACGACTCACCGATGAAAGCTTGGTTCCGCGCCGTAAAACAGCGGTGAGATAAATTCTATATTCTTCGCCAATCTTTAACAAGGCCTCATGCCACACAGGTGAGTCATAAAGCCCGTGGTCCTTGAGCAGTTCTTCAAGATCGTAAGTTGCAGATTCATTTCCTGTTTTAAAGCTACGATTTTTATAATTGAACATGCCCGTGTCCATGTAGCGGAAGATGTTCTTGACTTCTTCAAACCCTACCCGCTGTCCACGGCGAAGACGCTCCCAGGACGAAACCGCTTTGAGCATGTTAAGCGGCATGCTAGGAACACCGCTACGTTCAAAAAGAATACCGTTAGCTTTGAACACTTCATGCACAGGATTAAGCATGTAGTTTGTTGCAGCAAGCACGAGCCACGAGTCATCAGACGTGATCGCTATGTCTTCAAAACGGCTATAGGTTTGAATGGATCCTTCGTAGTCCCTTGGGCTCCATGTTTTGGGTTGACGATGCTTGATGCGTTTAACGATATTGTTGGCCAGTGAATGTACCTTGGCAGGGATTCGATAGGATTGGTTAAGTACCAGCACATCACCGGGAAAATCAAGAAAGGCTTGGACATCGGCCCCTGACCAAGCAAAGACCGCTTGATCATCATCACCTGCCAAATAAGCTTGGCCGCAGCGATCCACTAAGGCTTTAACAAGTTCCCATTGCAATCTTGAGAGATCCTGAGCTTCGTCAATGATTAGCAGATCCAGTTCTGGCAAAAGTTCTGGCTGTTGAATTACAAGCTCAAGCATGTCGGTGAAATCCACCAAGTTGCGCGATTGCTTATAGTGTCGGTAAGTGCGTTCAACAAACTCAAAATGGTGCCATTCGATGTCAAGCTTTGATTCGTTGTAGTGCTGCTTTAGATCACGACCCTTGATCCGTGCGAGGTGGATCTCGTTCATGATGGGGTTGTCCGCGCGTCTGGATATCTCATCACCTTCGTTAACAACGGTGATCGTTATACCGGCTTCGGCTGCAAACTCGTGGAAGTTTTCCTCTTGCATGATCAGCTCTGTGCGCAAGTTCAAGCACCGGAAAGCGAGCGAATGCAGGGTTCGAAAATGAGGAAAATCGTTTTTAGGATGCAGGTAAGGAAATTTCTTGATGGCCCGATCCCGTGCTTCATCGGCAGCTTTACGGGTGAAGCTGAAGTAGCCGATGAAATTGCTGCGAACATTGTTCTCGAGCGCTTGCTCAACAATGTTAAGCAAAAATGTGGTTTTCCCTGTGCCTGGAGATCCGAAGACTTTGGTTGTTTTCAAAAAGGACTCCCTTTGGTTCGTTGAGTCTGTGTATCAAAAGGCGCATCTTGTTTATCGTAATTAGGGATGCGCCAGCAACGGATAGTTCTATTTTTGATGAACATCGATGTGGGCTCACCACCAATGTCTCGCAGCCGCTGTGCCATGCGTGGTGGCGTAAGGCCAAAGAAGTTATTGCGTTTAAGATGTGACTCAAGATCCTTGAGCCGGAAATACGTCATCCCCTCTTCTTCGGACCGCCACGGTCTGCCCATGATAATTTCATCGCGATCAAGGGCCTCTTGCATGTGCGTAGTGAACTCTTCCAATAGATCAAAGAATTTGCCCGTGGTCCGCGCATCTTCAGGCGCTTCCGTGATTTGTTCTGTTTCAACCATTTCCTTAAGCAATGCATTGAGCATTTGCTCCCAATCTTGCTTACGCAGGGTTGGTGGAAGGATGTTGACTTTCTCTACACAGGCTTTTTGAAAAAGCGACTGTGTGTACAGGCTTTCAGTGTCTAGTTCAATGCGTTTGCCATTGATATCTAAAAACCAAAGCGGCGGCTCTGAGGTGTATTTGGACAGCGATGCAATCTGAGGAGCATCTGGCCCGTGAGCCCCGATCCCATACTTACGCGTCCTACACAGACCGCTGTTACAAAAACTGTTGATGGGGGCATCTTTGCACTTATAAAGGTAGTCCTTTTTGATGAGCTGCTTGATAATGATTTGCAGTTCATTGTTGCCAAGCGGTGGCGATACATATTTCAAGTTGTACTCCGCCATCTTGTCTTGCCAGTTCGTCGGGTTAGCTTTTTTTAGGTAGACCCCGATGTTGAAGAGTGCGTTGTTTCTTGTTCCTTCAGGAACGCCTTGCGCACAGATGGCTTGCAAGCACGGAGGACCGTCCTTAATTGGGCTTTCAACTTGCTTAGGCCCCTCAGGCATGGATAAAGGCACATCCTGAGCAAACTGCGCATGCAGCGCATAAAATTGCTCCAGCGAGGCCGCCGAACCATCTTGATTAAAAGCATAACGAAGTGTTGCATCGCCAGCAAAGTAGGGTAGGTTTAAGAAGTTCCCTGTATCGCCGCGATCAACGAGTATCTCGGCCTGTTTAGGGAAGATTTCACGACCTGCTTCACCAAGCAGTGCAGCGGCCGTACGAAGATATTGTTGGAAATCGCGTGCAGGTGCTGGCGTTTTCGTAAACAAGAAAACATGCGCACCGCCTGATTTAGATCGGCAGACAACTAATGGAAGTTTGAGCCTTGCGATTTTTTCCACCAAGCCCTTGTGGTCCAGTGGATACTGATCAATGTCAATGCAGCCCCAGATACAACTGTGATCAGAGCGAATAGGAATAATACCCAGGGAAGGCTCAACACCATTAAGATGCTTGACCCAAAGCTCATCCACCGGGGGTTGCCGAACAACAACCGCTTTACCTGATTGCTTGCCGTCATCTCGGGTTTTTTCAATTTTGTAAGTTCCATAGGCGATATCAAGACCCTCAAATATCGCACGGAAACGAGTGATGTCAGTCATTCTGGTTTTCTCGGTCAGTGGGGCTACTGACGATACACGCGTTCGCCCCGAAGCTCAATCAAAAGGGTGCTGCACCGTCAGATGCTTCAGCGCCTTCGCCTTCATGCTTTACCTTAATTTCACCGGCACTGATTTGTCCAGCAAAAGCTTTGGCAGCAACGTAAAGGTGTTTGTCTTCAACAGGACCGATACGCTCCACTTCCCAACCAAACCACTTACCTTTGTCATTACTTTCGGCTTGGGTAGTAAGACGGTAGAGTTGTGAATACATCGGGGGCGTGAAAGGACCGTTACTTCCCATCATCTTGACTGACATCATCATGCTGTTCCACTTCCTGGATTTCTTCAGTTGTGTGGATTTCATGGTGATCAGCGCCGGGGACCACGAACCGTCGTCCTCAATCACCATCACATAATGATTAGCAGTGTTTTCAATGTAGTTGCCGTTATCCAGGTAATCCTTGTTTTCACCGGGAACGCGATGCGTGCGGCTCAAAACATCAGAGGTTGCTGGATAGATATTGATCGGGGCTCCCGATCCACTGCCACGAGGTGCCCATTCAATATATTGGCGGACATATGCGCAGGGAACAACCTCAATACCTGCTTTGCCATCGTAAAGTTTTCCCGATACAGAATTCAAAACTTTCCCTGGCATTGCACCATCCATCACGCCAACTTCAGGCGAGGTGTTGGTTAAAAGGCGCAAGAAGGGAAGTGCAAAGTCTTCCTGGCTCATGCCATCAAAACCATGGTGGGCATCGCCCTCAAAGTCCGTCATTAAAGCTAACGCGAGGCTTGCTTCGCTTTTCTTTGTTACTGCATTCATGATTCGTTTTCCTTTAAACTGATTTAATGGATGCTTTTTGGCCAATGTAAGCACCAAAAAGTTCTGTGGGGAACTCAACACCTTGTTCCACCATTTCCCGAACCCAAGCTTTCAACGTCTGGGGTTCGACCTTTTGCGCTTGCTCAACTGGAAAGCCTTGCGAGCGCAATTGGGCTAGTAGGTCCTCGCACAAACGGTCCTCATTACGACCGAAGCGAACGGACACTGTATTCTTGATGATGTCATCATAGCCATGCTGACGCAGCCACTCAAAAGCCTGCGCACGGTTTTCCTCCTTGATACTGGCTGAGTAAAACGGTTTGACATCAACGGTACTGCCATCGGCCATCTTGAACGATTTCATGCCCAGTTCAGCAAGCATGCCGGGAATGGTTTCCTCAAGCAGTTTGCGGTATTGGCTTTTACGTTCATCAACGATGTCCTCAAGATCCTTGATTTCTTTCTCAAGTTCCTTGGCGCGTTTAGCAAGTGCCCCAATGCTGGATAGGTCCTCATTCTTGACCTGCAACGCACCTGCATCTTCCTCAAACAGATTGGTCATATTACTCATCTCTTTCTCCTTTCTCGGTCACATCAATATGGATGGGGATGTAAAGCTTTTCGCGTCGGTCCCACTTCAGAACCGAATACTTGCCTGCGTTGAGATAGGCTACTATGGCACAGGCCAAACCAATAGCAGCGGGATCGCCCGTCAACAGCAAAAAGTCTTCTTTGTTGAACAGAGCCAGTTTACGACGCAGCATCCTAACCGCTGGAGCGGTGGAAAAAGCGATCTGGAAGTTCGACGGCAAAAGAATTTTGATGTCGCCAAAGCGCATAGCGGGTGAGATGTCATGATTAAACATCTCCTGAACAACGTATACGTTCGACAATTACTTTCTCCTTTCTCAAAACGTAACGATAGTGTACAATATATTTTCAGGATGTCAAACAGAAAGGAAGAAAGTGATGGAAGAAGCAACGTTCTTAGCCAAGTACCCCTTTAAAAATAAGCCCTTTGTGCATCAAAGCGCTTATCTTCAGCGCTTTTGGAAGGAGCCCACAGTAGCTTTATTTGCCGAGATGGGAACGGGCAAGAGCTACATGCTGATTAACAATCTTGCCATGCTATATGACCGAGGCGCGATTGATTCAGCCTTGATCATTGCTCCTAAAGGGGTGTACCGAAATTGGTATATCAGCGAGTTCCCTAAGCATATGCCGGATCATGTTCCGTGTTCTATAGCTTGTTGGTCACCTAATCCACGCAAGGCAGAACAGCAGCAGATGGACAACATGCTTGCCGAGGTTGACAGGCTTCGTATTTTAATTATGAATATTGAAGCATTCAGCACGGAGAAGGGTGTTACGTTTGCAAGAACGTTCCTAAGAATCACACAGTCATGCTTCATGGCGGTTGATGAAAGTACTACGATCAAAACGCCTTCTGCCAAGCGGACTAAAAGCATTGTCAAAGTGGGCCGTGAAGCGCGGTTCAGGCGCATTGCCACCGGTTCCCCCGTCACTAAATCCCCACTGGATCTTTACGCGCAGTGCGAATTTCTTGATTCATCCTGTCTGGGTATCCCAAGCTACTATGCTTTTCAAGCACGGTACGCGATTCAGGTTGAACGACGCTTACCCACGCACACATTCAAACAGACTGTTGGTTATCGCAACCTGGATGAATTAAAACAAAAGTTAGATCGTTTTTCTTTCCGAGTAACCAAGGATGAATGCTTAGATCTTCCTGATAAAGTTTATACACGTCGTGATGTGGAGTTAACACCTGATCAAAAGAAGTACTATGATCAGATGAAGCTGATGGCGTTGTCCATGTTTGATGATGGCAGCATCATGAGTACCAATAATGCATTGACTCAGCTTATGCGGTTGCATCAGATATGCTGTGGCCACATTAAGCTTGACGATGGCAGGCAGGAGGACATCCCCAGCAATCGAATTGAAGAACTCAAAGCAGTGCTGGCAGAGTCCTCAGGCAAGGTCATCATTTGGGCCACCTACCGACGTGACATTGAAAACATCAAGCTTGCCTTGCAAAAAGATTACGGCATGACTTCCGTGGCTACCTACTTTGGTGACACCGAAGCAGAGGATAGGCAGAACATCGTCACACAGTTTCAAGATCCTCATTCCGACTTGCGATTCTTCGTCGGTAATCCACGCACAGGGGGTTATGGGCTGACGTTGACTGCTGCAAATCTTGTGGTTTACTACTCCAATAGTTTTGATTTGGAAGTGCGGCTGCAATCCGAGGACCGCGCTCATCGCATCGGGCAGACCAGCAAAGTAACCTATGTGGATTTGATTTCCACAGGAACGGTGGATGAGCATATCGTCAAAGCACTTCGCAACAAGATTGATATAGCAAGCCAAGTGCTTGGTGAACAACTTAAAGAATGGCTCATCTAATGCAACTCATCCCTATCCGCCGCAAATATGTCTACCAATCCATGCGCCGATTGGATAGTGATCTTGGCCGTGTCTACAGCATCAATGATCATGTGCTACCCAGTGTCACAAGTATCCTATCGGATACAAAAGACAAGACTGAACTCAATGCGTGGGCCGCGCGCGTTGGTCAGGATGAAGCGAATCGTATTAAGCAAGACGCTGCAACCGTGGGTACGCATATGCATAGCGTTGTTGAGCGGTTGCTGTTAAATCGGGATCTATCGGTTCCACGATCATGGCTCGCGGTCCGTGGTTATGCCATGGGATACCGTTTAATTGAGCATTTCTTCCCACGAGTCCAGGAGGTATGGGGGTCAGAAGTTCCTCTTTACTACCCAAGTAAGTATGCAGGGACCTGTGATTGCGTAGGCATTTTTGACAACAATCCATCCATCATTGACTTTAAACAGACCAACAAACCGAAACAACGCAAGTGGATTGATGATTATTTCTTGCAACTTGCGGCCTATGCCTTGGCCCACGATACGGTACACGGCAGCAAAATTGATCATGGCGTGATCATGATGATCAGCCAAGGGATGGAGATACAGGAATTTGTCACTTGCGGTCGCGAGTTTGACGAATACAAGGACCGATGGTTGCGTCGTGTTGAAGCTTACGAGGCAAAAAAATCGGGGTCCATTGCGGACCCCGAAAATATCTCACAACCAAAGGAGACTACAGGGAAGCAGTCCTAAGTATATTACCTGTATTTTGCTGTTTTGGCAGCAATTTTCTTGGGCTGTTTAACGAATTGTTTACCTGCACGATTGCCTGCAGCCTTGGCTCGGTTAGTGGCAGCTTTTTCTCCCGGGCTAAGGGATTCCCACGCGGCTTCAGGAAGGTAGCGCAGCTTTCCCTTGGAAGGTTTTCCGCTAGAAGTTTTCCACTTTTGAGCAGTCCAATCTCTCAAAGATTGCTGTGGATCTTTCATGATTTGTATCCACCACCCTTAGCTTTGTACTCCCGCGCAAGCATTTGTGCTTTGCGCGCGGACCATTCCCCAGGATCACCGCCCTTGGTGCCTGCTTTGATCTTGTTGAACAAAGCTTTACGCATACCGGGTTTGGTATAAACCTTGGCTTGATTGACTTTGGATTTTGTTGCCATACCTACCTCACTGGTTGACCTTGTTGAATCTGTGTTTGCCGTGCCTGCAACAATGCACTGATGGGGTCGTTAGGGAATAGTGCCGGATACATGAGATTGACCTGCGGAGGTCCTGCCTGTGTTGGAGCTACCGTTTCAGGCGCACGCAGATTTAATCCGCGTGTTGGCGGAGCAGGGGGAAGGGTTCGCAACATCTGGGCGGCTGAAGAAGGAACGCTAGGTACGTTGTCCTGAATGGTTTCATCCGCCTTTGCAAAATCAGCGATTTCCTGAGCCGTGGTCCGTGCAGCTTTAGGGACGTAAGCACTTGGTGAAATTCCAATCTTTTGCAACTGAGCGGCTACCTGTTTAGCTTGCTGGACAGTACCCACTTGCGTAATACGACGCGCAAATTCAGGATCTTCCAGCGCGCGGGTAAAGATCCGTTTGTAGACTTCGTTCTCAAGATTTCCTGCTAAACGAATCATCAGCGCCAATGCACCAGTTTCCGGAGCAATCCTGCCGACTGCCGCTTCACGGAAGGTTGTGGTTAAGTACTGGATACCAGAGCCAAAAAGACGTTTGATGGATTCATCCACCGATTCAAAGGCTGGGATTTGTCCCGTAACATCCGCAAAAGCATTTACTCTTCGTTGCAGATCGGCAAGCTTTTTAAGATCGTCTAAATGCTGTGTGTTCTCAAAGAGCACACGCAATGATTTTTCATTGTTGTCGATAAACGTTTTGATAGCACCGCCGCCTCGAGCGCCCTCAACGGCTATGTCAAATACCGCACGGCGAAGCGCTCCCATTTGCTCGGGGTCTTTACCAAGTTGATTAACCAGCACGCGCATCGTGGCAGGATCGCGAAGCGCAGAATTCAGTATTTGCCTTGGATCAGCGTCGGTCCGTGCAGCTTTAGAAAGCAAACGATCAAGCTCGTTGTCTTGGGCGGTGACTCGGCGCTGTTCAATTTCACCCATCCGACGAACATAGTCATCAGCCAAGGTCACCTCATCACGGAACATCTGTTGAATGTTTGTAGGCAACGCTTCAACGATATTGCGATTCTTATCCAAAATGGTACGTATCTTCTTTGGATCAACTAACCCTTCTGCGGTCACAGCGCCTTTGCTGCGAAGCCAATCCAAAGCACCCTTTTGTAAAAGCTCTTCGCCAGCAGGAACACCTGCCAAAGCAACTTGTAAATCGCGAAGATTCTGAGCGTTGGAAAAAGCCGTCTGCAGCAGACGCTCATTTGGGAGCAAAAACTCTTCGCCCCCACGAACCTTTTTAGTCATAAGCAACGGCAGACTTCTTTCAAAACCTGCGCGGTAATCATCAATCACCGCCTTCATGTTGCCGTACTCATTCCTGATCCGTGGAACGTGATCCAGGATCAATTTTTCAACATCACGAAACGTTGCGTTGCCTGCATCAAGGAATCGTTGCGCATCAGTAATGCGCACCCGACCACGATCCATGGCGGCGTTATAGCGTGCAAGCGAATCGTTGCGATAGCGAATGGCCGATTGCAGGTAATCCATCGCCTCAGGCAGATTTATATCAATTTTGGTATTAGCTTCCGCTAATCGCGCAGCATCTTCTGCCAAAGCTTTGGGGTTAATTTCAATAGCCCTACCCCCTGCGACGGGGATACGAACTTCACCCTCTGCACCTTTAAAGAGTTCACGAGCCTGGACTTTACGCTTAGGACCCTTGGCTCCAGCACCGCGAATCGCGGCCATGACCTCGGATTTAAGCGATTTCATAAAGTCAGCATCTTGCAAGAGCGACGAACCTTCAAGTTGCTCACGCATCCGCTGATCAACCAGTTGATCCATCATCTGCGCTTCCATGCGCTGACGCAGTGCAAGACGGCTATCGACAAAACCTTTCAGTAACGCAATAGGTGTGGGTAACGATAGACGACCGGTCGGGCGCTCGGGGGTATACTTTTGTATAAGCTTGATCGCTGCATCTTCCATGTCCTGCGACGGAAAAAGGGACTTACCTTCTTCACGTGTGGCCATTGGAAGTCCTTCAGGAGAAACAGCCTGACGCAGACCCATACGACGAAGGATTTGATTGCGCTGTTGGGCATCAATTTCCATCGTATTCATGAGCACGCCACGTAGCTCATTGTTTAGCTGATCAATATTCTGTGGGCCAAGACGCTCGGAAATGGCCATGACCTCAGCATCCGTCAGATCCTTTTGCTGGCGCAAAAGACTTTCAAACAAAGCCTGACGCTCTGCCTGTGCCTGTTGAAAAGCTTCAACAATCGGTTTTCTTGCAGCCGGTGCAAAGCTATCAAACAAAGCATCCAATTTCTGCTGGTTTTCATTAATACGTGCTTTGGTAGCTTCAAGTTCTTTAGGACCAAGTTGCTCCAAGAGTTCTGCTTTACGGCGCACCAGCGGTGCGTACATAGACTGCTCGGCTGCATCAAACAAAAAGCCTGCCTGGGCTACGCGAGGGTCGGCCATCGCAGCTTGCAGTTGACGCAAAGCTTCTTGAGCCTCGGGGCTTTGATTGATAGGCCCGAACACTTGTTCAAGTTTGCGCTCAGCGTTTTTAATAAATTGCTTAGGCAAAATATCAACAACAGGTAAACGAAAACCGCGCGGCAGACCTGCCAAAACTTCCTTTTCAATATCATCCAGACCACCGGATGCCGAGGCTATCTTGTTGCGTGCCCAACCAGCAGCCTGTACGGAGGGAAGCTTAGACACTGCCAAAGGAATGCCTAAAAAAGCTCCCATTGGCAACAATTCTTTGTAGAGTTGCTTGTTAGGATTCGCTTCGTCTACTTGTTCCTCAACCGCCTGACGAAGGCTTTCATAGCCTGCACCAAACGCAACGTCCACTGCCGCAGCGACAGCAGGACTTTTTTGAACCATGCTGATAGCATCATCTGCGATTCCTTTAAAAAGAGTAGTCGCTTTTGGAGTAGCATTTACCAAAGGACGACTAGCTGCTGCCCAAGCAAGAATACCTGTAAAGGGCATTGAAGCTCCAATCCCTTCACCGATAGCACGCGAGTAGCGATCAGCGGCATTCTTTGGTGTTTGCTGGCCTTGGTTAAAAAAGCGACCAAATTCAAAAGCTTGGCCTTCATCAAGACCAATGACTTTGCCAACATTGCGAGAAAACATATCGGGCAATGCAAAAAGCGCTGAGTTAAAGCCCCACGATAATTGTTGCGCTTTTTCCCAAAGGCTACTAGGTCCCTGATCAGGACCTGTTTTACGCATATCCGTGGAAGGAACAGGGGCTCCTTCCTGACGCCCGACCACCTCACCGGTGGCTAGGTCAACCAGTTCACCTTTGGTGTTCGTAATCGTGGGCATATCACTGTCCGATCAATTGACGCAATTGCGTGGGATTGAAGGCATCCACACGACCATTAGGTAACCGCAAATAGACCGTGGCCCGTGGATCTTGGAGCTTGCCAATCGTACTACCAAGGAAGGTATACATCATTTTCTGCTGCTGCGGATCAGCCGAAACAACAAAGGGATCGCTTTGTGTGCCGGTGTTAGGTGTGCGCATCACATAATCGTTGTTTTCGTAACCCAACTGTGTCAAGACCTGTTGACGTGCATTACGCAAGATGGTTTCAAGGCTATTGAACTGCTGTGCAGCGATTTCCTTGTTAGAAAAGAATCGTGTGGGATTGTTGATGCCTTTAGCTGTTTCGCGAACCCACTCCTGCTCTTGGACCGCGACCCGCCCACCATCGTTGGCCGAAGCGATATTCTTCATGATGCTATTTAAACCAACCTGCACTTGCGTTGCAGCATCTTCCTGTTTTACATCAGGTCTGATCAAACCACCTGAAATAGGAACCAAGAGGTTGTTAACTTTGTCCTGGAACCACGTACCGGGGCTATAAAGTTCTGCGAACTTACCTTTCAGGTTATCCAGCGTATTAAGGCTGTTATCCAAAGACCGTAAGGTTGATGTCAGCTTAACGCGTTCCGACTTATCTGTTTCAACCGAAGTCGGTGCTTCTCCACGGTTTTCAACAAAAGGATTGTCTGTATCACGAAGCGTGAATCGGCTAGCAACCGCCGACTTAACCGTTGGATCCTTAGGATCAATGGAAAAGCCTAAGAAACTTCCCTTATCGGTTTTTAGAACACGGCCCCCGGCTCCCGCGTCTTCCAGAACCTGAGTACCAGCTTTTTCAAGCTGCTTCTTCATCAGCTCAAAATCACCTCTGAGCAGTTGCAAACGCATGGCTTGAGCATACTTATCCTGCTCTTGTACATCGCCGATAGCTTGCTGCAGTGCAGCAGTGCGAATCTTGATATCGCGATCTTGAGCCTGGGAAAGAATCGCTGCAAAACCACGTGGTAGTTCTGCTGCCGCTTCACTAATGGCCATTGCAGCCGTTGGCTGACGGGAAGTGCCTAGTTTAAAACCTGCTTGAGCAAGTAATAGCAAAGCATTGGATCTTGCCGTTTCTTTATCATCCCCCAGCAATTCCTTAAATAGTGGTGCTAATTCCTGATAGCCAGCCCTGATCCGTGAAGCGCGGTCCGTGGGCAACTCTCCTTTAGCCGCAGCTAATGCAGTGGCTAAGGCTTGAGGCGCAATATTCGCTTCTTCAAACGCTGCTTGGTCGGAGGGACGCATCGTTGCGGCTTGTGCAGAAGGCTCTGGAATAGGCTGACCTACACCTGAGACATCCAACCGAGGTAACTCCTCTTTAATAGGTTCAAGAGGGACGTTAGCGGCAGGGGCCAATGACGTGGTCCGTTGACCGGGGATCTGTGCCAATAACATCTCACGCTCGGCATCGGCTTTTTTCTCTGCTTCAGAGCGTGTGTCTCTTCCGGTCAATCCTGCTATAAACGTTGCAGGAATACCCGCTGCAAGACCATAGCGTTGCAGCATGTCTGCTGCACGGGGATATTGTTGAGCCAACTGCTGTGTCCCAAGTCGCAAACCTTCCGTGAAGGTGGGCGATACAGGAGGAGTCAGCGTACCTGCCGGGGCGAATTGCGTACCTCTACCATAACTGATCACGCCTCCCGGCCCTTGGACCAAGGCGTTTCGCGCTTGGATACTTAAAGGCATAGGCGGTGTTCCACCCATCATTCGCTCAACACCGAACTGCGGACGCATTAGCAAATTACCGAGATACTGGTTGAGGTTTTGCGCTCCGGTTGCTCCCATCTGCGCCAAGCGTTGCCCCTGTGATACCAACATACCGGTCGCTGCGCGAAGGGGTGGCAAACCGTCCGGGGTCGGCGGAGCTTGTTCAGCCCCGCCCTGGGGGAAAGGGAGTGGGGGCCCTCCCATAGGAGCTTCCATGGGCGGAGGTGCCATACCTTGGGCCTGGGGCAATGCTCCAATGCCTGCTTGCTGTGCAAGTTGGGTCTGCAACATGGCCAACACCTCAGGCGGCGTTTGCATCGCAGCTTCTTCGCCGACCATCTGAGCAAGCTCCATGTACCGCGCATCCACCGATCGCATGTCACCGCGCAGGTTGTTCATGAGGATTTCAGGGTTTTGAGGTGTGCGGGGAAGATCCAGTGCTTCATCTTCGTCTTCACTGCCTTCCTGTTCCATCTCATCTTCAAACCCGGAAAGAATGCCCGTGTTACGCGCCTCTTTGGATAAAGGCATTGCGAACATGGCGCGCTTGAGAATCTCATCCTCCATTTCTGAATCTCCTTGCATTGCATCAGTAACAGAGCCGCCTTGAGCGAGCTTTACGATGCCTATTTTTCCTTCTAAAGGAATAGCGGATGAATTTCCCCCACCACCGCTACCACCTCCGTATCCCCTCATACCACCCTGATTAGATGGTCCAAACATAGAACGTTGTACACTTTCTAGTGGGTTGTACTCCGGTTCTTTTTGATACTCGGGCAGCCGGTCATACGCGCTTTGCTGAGACGGAAACTGCTGAGACGGAAACTGCTCCCACATTAACTGCTGAGACGGAAATCCTACGAGGGGAATTGCTGGTAGTTGTTGGGGAGCTGCGAATTCTTGAATGGGCTTATATAACGCTTGTCGATTAATCGTTGTTCCAAAAGGGGAGGTATTTAACTGCCCGGGCAGACTTGTATTACCCATACCACCAGCCATACCTTGCAGGTTTCTCATTTGAGATTCTTGCTGGAGTTTGAAATCTCTTTGTGCTTGAGTTTCTGGCCCTCCTCGATACGCCATAGAAGCATTAAAGATATCAAAACCTCCAGGCTTAAGGGAATTTAAATCAGGTAAAAGATACGAGCCGTAGGGGGAAGTCGTGGTCATGGCAGATCTCTAAAATAGTTTATTAGCGGCCGCTGCCGTGGAAATGGCCCCGATACCTAAGCCAAGAGCCTGCATAAAGGGGCTTTGCTGCTGTTGTTGCGTGATGCTTGTTGCCATTTGCGAGGTCGGTGCACCCTTATAAATATCCCCAACCAAGCCAAGTTGTTGATATGGTTGATAAATATTTTGTAGGGCTGTTTGCCGTTGTGCTTCAATCTGCTGCTGCTGCAACTGACGTTGTGCCTCGCCAATACCAAAGAGATTTTGAACGTCTGTCTGACCCATACGCTGGGCAGCTTCACCCAAAGCAGCTTGCTGAACACCAATATTGGCAGCTTGTGTGCCAAGTTGCCCCATGCCTGCCGCGCGCTGCAAGGCTGTCTGCAGTTGCTGCGAGGTTAAAGCACCAATACCTTGACCCAATTGCTGTTGTAATTGGGCTTGTTGCGCCAGTGTTCCTGCCTGCTGCGTGCCTAACGTGCCATATTGGCCAGCTAAAGCTGCACGCTGCGCAGCCTGTTGAGCAAGAATATTGGCTTGTTGCGTACCTAACTGACCATACTGAGCACCAAGTTGTTGCTGCAGTTGCGCTTGTTGTGCTTGAACGTTAGCAGCCTGCGTACCTAACTGGCCATACTGAGCACCAAGTTGTTGCTGTAATTGTGCTTGTTGAGCAAGCACATTAGCAGCCTGCGTACCTAACTGGCCATATTGCGAACCAATAGCCGCTTGTTGTCCTGCCCCTGCCAAGGCACGCTGTTGTGCTTGTTCAAAGGCTTGTTGCGATGCACCAAGTGCCTGCCCATAACCTTGCTGTAGCGCACCAACAATAGCTGCATTGCGCTGCTCGGCTAAATTACGTTCCAATTCAGCACGTTGAATGCCTTCGCGACTGCCGCCGAACGCTCCCGCACGAACAGCCTGCGCTTGGATGTTTTGGCGTGCAATATCGCCCTGACGATTGATTTGCTTGATGGCCTCATCAATAACCTGCTGTTGATAAGGATTCATAAACTGGCCGATCTGAGCAGCAGGGGAATAAGCTGCCGAAGTTCCAGTTAACGCTTGTTGAGCCGCGCTTAATGCACCAATGCCACCTTGTAATCCGGGAGCAGCGGCACCCGCGACACCGCCCGTCGTTGTACCAGCCGCTGCTAATTGTTGACCTGCGGTAATCATGCTTGGAGCAGCAGCGCCTACGACACCGCCCGTCGTTGTACCAGCCGCTACTAACTGTTGACCTGCTGCAGTAATGCCTGGAGCAGCAGCACCCGTAATACCTCCCACTTCCTGGCCTGATACGTCTAGTTGAGTACCTGCTCTACCAAACTCAGGGAGAGCCTGCGCATAAATAGAAGAAATTCCAGGTTGTGCTGCATACATAGCCGCTTGAGCCGGGGCAAAAGCTTCAGGAATTCTTAAACCTGATAATTCTTGTGTGGCAGGTTGAATACCTTGTGCCATGGCATAGCGTTGAGATTCTTGTCCTGCGCCAAGATAGGGTAGATAAGCACCAATACCTGTCTGAGCCAAAGCAGCAGCCTGTGCTTGTTGGGGCGTGAGCCCCGCAACTTGAAACTCCGGTAATGCATAAGGAACGCTACCAAGTTGCTGCGCACGTTGCATCAAACCCAGTTTGTAAGCCTCAACTTCTGGCGCTTCACGGACAAATTGCGTGGTAATGCCAGAGCCTGTTGGAATACCGGCGGCTGTTACAGCAGCAGGTTGGCTTGTGGCTTGTGTTTGACTTTGCGCGTACAACGGACCCGCAGCATTAACCGCTGTTGAAATTGCCGAAACAGCGCCTGGGTATTTGGCAAGCAGTTGTGATTGCACATTAGCAAGGCTGTTGCCTGAACGTAGCAAGGCTAACGCTTCATCGCGAAGTGCATCAGCGCCGGGAAGATTAGCAGGGGGCTGCGTAGCGTTAGTTGGCGCGGGAATGCCTAATAATTGAAAGCTTTGAGCGGTTGCGTTAGCAGGATCAAGTTTTAAAATTTCTGCGCGAATTTGCTCTGCGGTGGCACCACCACCAAGCATCTGCCGCACCATATTTTGCTTGTCTGCAAGCGATGCTGCGGTATTCCATTGCGTGCCAAGGACGTTATAAATCGTTCCAGTGGTCGTCCCCGTTGTCGTTCCGCCAGTGGTCGTTCCCGTGGTCGTTCCGCCGGTAGTCGTCCCCGTTGTCGTTCCGCCGGTAGTCGTTCCCGTGGTCGTTCCGCCGGTAGTCGTTCCCGTGGTCGTTCCTCCGGTGGTCGTTCCCGTGGTCGTTCCGCCGGTAGTCGTCCCCGTGGTTGTTCCTCCGGTGGTCGTTCCCGTGGTTGTTCCTCCGGTGGTCGTTCCCGTGGTTGTTCCGCCGGTAGGAGGTGGTGTAACAGGTTTAGGTGCCCCGAGTAGTGTTAAGTTAGCCTCTGTTGCATTAACTGGATCTGCCGTACTAATCGCCTGACGAATCTGATCAACAGAAATGCCCTGGTTTAAAGCCTTTTGAACATACTGCTGTTTTTGAGCAAGACTAGCTTGGGTGTCCCACTGTTGACCAAAAAAATTAAAAAACTGAGGTGGGGCAGTAGTTGTTCCAGTTGCTGGTGAGACAGTAATGGTTTCAATTGAAGGGGGAGTTGTTGTTCCACCTGTTGGTGCAACAACTCCTGTTCCCGTTGGCGTGGTTGTAACGGTTGCAGTTGGCGTAAACGTAGGTGTAGATGTAGCGGCGGGGGTAGCCGTAGAAGTAGGAGTAGGAGTAGGAGTAGGAGTAGAAGTAGAAGTAGAAGTAGGGGCAGAAGTAGGGGCAGGAGTAGAGGGAGTAGCCTTCGGGATACCCAGCAAATCATATGTTGATTGCGTAGCACTAGCCGGATCTAGTTCAGCAATTTTGGCTTTAATTTGATCGCTAGTAATTCCTGAGTTCAAAAGTGTTTGAACATAACCTTGTTTTGTAGACAGAGGCGCAGAAGAATCCCATTGCAAACCAAAAACATTATAAGTTGGGGCTGATGTAGATGTAGATGTAGATGTAGATGTAGATGTAGATGTAGATGTAGGGGCAGAGGCAGAAGAAGCTGTATAAACAGGCTCCGGCTCGTAATAAACAGATTCTTGATAAGTGGGTTCTGGGGTATACGTTGTTGTGGGCGTGTTCGTTTGTTGAAGAACAGGTGCAGATGCAGATGCAGGTGCAGGTGCAGGTGCAGGTGCAGAAGGAGGACTATAACCGTTGTCAAGCATCCAATCGATGTCGGATTGCGGAACACCAGCACTTGCTAAATCCGCAGTTGTTACCCCGTTAGCATTAAACCAAGCAATTTTCTGTTGTGGCGAATAAGTTGCCCAACTTGAAGGTAATGTAGGTAGTGCCATGATTTACCTCACGCGCGAGCTGGAGCATTTTTCTCCAGCGTGTGCATTAAACGATAAAGGCGTTTTGCGCCCTCTCTACGTGAACCGTTACCGGCTCCGCGCACAGCACGTGCTGTGAGTACAAATTCCCCGTCCGAGAGCATGGCGGGAATGTCATCGGATTTTTCTGTACCGGGACCTGCAATCTGGCCCGTGCGCCGAGGATAACCGCCCCCTGCCATCATACTCATAATCCCGCCAGATGCCATACCTGGGGGTGGCGAAAGTCCGTATTTAGCTGGATTTTGTGCAAGCAGCGTAGCACCTGTGATTTTAGCGCTCTCAGGGATGTTAATAGGTTTCGTTTTAAATCCACCGGTTGCACCAAGAAGGCCAAGACCTGCAGCTACCGATGGGCCATAAGTTGCCAATACTCCAGGCATCGCTGCTCTTCTTGCAGCTTCAGCGGCTTGAAGTGCATAAAACTCGCGAGTGCTTGGTTGTAAGTTGGCATAAAGCGGATTACTCATTGCTTTTTGGAAAGCTTGACCTGCCGCTTGTTCTGCACGCGCGGCCCCTGCTTCTTGAATACCTCCGGGTGTTTGTCCCTTCAAGTAATCCAAAGCCTGTGGCCCACCGGGAACCATCCCAGCAAGACGTTCAATACCGGTCAAAGGCTGATTAGCCGTGGCGCTTTGTCCGGGTATAGCTGGAGCAGCAACATCAATAGGAGCAGGACCTTGAATAGCTGGAGCAGCAGCTACAGGGGGTGTGACAGCGTTTGGAGCAAAATCGAGCGGCATGACCCCTGGAATACCTCCCGGAGGAGCTCCCATATTAGACCCGCCAGGGCTAGCTGCTGTCACATCACTCGGTGTAACAACATTTGATACAGGTGCTTGAGCGGGAGCCATGGCCTGTGAGCCTACGGTAGGACCACCTGCCGTAGCTGCTCGTGCTTCTTGCTGGCCCATTTGCTCATATTGATTCATGGTGTTTTGTAAGGAACTAGCACCTGCACTAATAATTCCAGACTGAATGCCACCACGAAGCGCTTCACCAAGTGACTGACCACGCGCTAAACCAACACCTGTTGAAAAGATACCTTGCGCAATATCCTTAACGTAAGGCTGAAGTGCCGTGGGCAACGATCCACCAATAAGATCACCAATAAACGGACTTACTGCCTGACCAACCCCTGCCGTAACACCAGAAATAAGCGCCTCTTTCCACGAACCGCCTGTCACTTTGGTGGTAATGGCCGAAGCAATGGGCAACGGGACACCCACTGATGTCAGGGCAATTGTGCCGACCACACGAACTGCAGTTTTCAGGAAGCTCTTCCAGCTAAAGTACTCTGGCAATCCAGTGCGTGGGTTGATCGATCCACGACCACCCATAGAACGGAGCACAGCGGCTTCTTCAGGGCTTATGTGAGCAAGTTGCGTATCACCAAAACGACCCAAAGAGGCTAAGCCACCTTGAGCCATGGGCATCGTAGGACCGGCCCCGCTGGTAATAAATTCAAGCAGACCTGCTTTAAGTGCAGCAAAAAACTGAGGATTAAACTGCTCGGGTAAATCTTCGGGATCTGCTAATCCCTGTGCAATCAGTTGTTGCCTTATCTGCGGGTAATTAGCAGCATTTGCGATGATGTAGTCAACAAGTTGCAGTAATTGTTGAGCATCTGCTGCGGTCATGCCCTCTGCGCCAAGACCTTCTTGAATGGCTGAGGAGAACTGCGCCGTTTGTTCAGGCGCTTGATCCATCGCAACTTGCTTGGCAGCAAGGTAGAGATTCTCGTCCGTTTCAGGCATCCCCTGATCAGGGAGGGACATGATTCCTTCGTTTTCCATGATTTACCTCAAGCCGGTATGGAAGATACAAAAGCCATCGTCGCTATGACAGAAGGCGTAGCTGGTCTAGTTGGAGAAGAAGCAGCAACAATATGTTCAATTCTTACCAAAATGTCACTGGTGCGCCAATAAAGTTCCACATAGTCACCTGTTTGCATAGGCAAAAATAAATTCAAAGCTGCAATCAAATGTCCTTCAACCCCACCATGACTGTTAGGCACAGAAAACTGAGAATTGCTGTTTGAAACATTTGTCCCATTTATCGCCGCCCAAACATCTACATCATGAATTTGTGTATCAGCATTAGCGAATTGAATACTGAATTGTAAATTGTAAACACCAGGGTAAGTAACGGTTAGTTTGGAATTGCCTGCTAAATAAACACTATCGGATATGTCAGTTACGTCATAAGTAATCGCGTACGCTGCCGTTGTACTAACCGCAGTTTGATCCGAATCGCTTGACCAAGCACCAAACGGATTACTCATAAACCGACCCCCATCAGGACCCAGTAGGCTGCGGGTAATGTTTTCAAGCCGGTTGAAATAAAGCCTTAAAACGTTTGAAAACTGATCCTGATATCCGGATGAGTATTCCCGTGGTGCAATCGGAAGATTGGGAACGGCAGGATTGTCAAGTTTTAGTGTCATCACGCACCACGGCCCGTGGCCCGTCCATCCCCACGGATATCAAGGCGTGGAGCACCCAACTGCCAAGTACAGCCAACCTGGGTTGATTCCAGTTTTAGAATCATTTGACGTCCGCGAACACGGACATAGATTTGTCCAGTGAATTGTTCAATGGGCACCGTAGAAGTTCGTGTAATACTGGCTGAACTACTACCAGCAAGCGATTGAGGATTGTTATATCCAGATCCAGAATTCATCATGGGAATCAGTGTCATAACCGCTTGGGGACTCGTGGCCGTTGAGCCGTCAAACGTGATATCCGGCAAAATGCGATACACAAATCCCAGGTTATGACCATCTTGGATGTCAAACTCTGATGTTTCAATCGTCGCTGTAATAGCTTGCGTGGTTCCTGTTTCGTTGTCGTCTACCCCAAATTCATGATCCACGATGTTGTAGTTGTAAGTCGCAGCCTGTGGGTACTGTCTCAGACCTGAATCACTCCAAGCAGTTCGTGCCATCGTGCCGTAGTACCAAATGTCCTCGGCGTAGTTGTAGACTACATATCGATCAATCGTATTTGAGTTTGCAGAGCAATACCACCACCAAACCTCGTTAAAGCCCTCGCTCGTACCGGCAAAAATCTGGAACTTTTGGTAGCGGTTGATGTCATTGAAAACATACCGACGTAAATCACACCGCAGTGTTTGCACACGACCGTTATAGCTGTAAAACTTATCAACCCCCATCCAAAAGGTTATGCCCGAAGCTGTTGCAACAGCGTTAGGACCCATGATGGAGGTGTTGTCAGCAAGGATTTGCGAACCCCAAACCAAAGGTGGACCAAGATACTGAATGGAAAATAAAGCAGAATCCGTCCAAGCAAGAATCTCTTGCCTAGTTTGCTGCACTGCAATAATCTGTGAGCCGTGGGATAAACGTAAGCTACCTGCTTGGTTTAACGCAGAGGGAACCCAATCAACCAGTGATTCCTGATCACCCCAACGAATAAGCATGGGATCGGCGGTAGAACTTCCAATGGGGGTTGTTCCAAAAACAAGCAAGAACCGTGAAGCATCCGAAACCAGCATGTTGTATTGCACGGTAGGCACATCAACAAGCGTAGAAATACTTTGCGTTCCAGACTGTGCGCCTGATGTTGTAATAGCTGAACCGCCTAATGAACTGGCAAGATTAGCTGTCAAACCACTAACATTTACCAAATAATAGGTAGTTCCAGCCGTAAGGCCCGTGGGCAACGCACCTGTAGTTGCTAACTTGATTGCCGTACCTTCGGCCAAAGGTTGAGATAGCGTAATCACGCAAGGTGAAGCTATTGTCAGAGTAACAGTACCCCCAAGGCTGTTGAGCGCAACACCTCTTGTTGATAAGCCGTTAGTCGCATCCCAATAATAAATACCAGCCGTGCGTGGCCCAAAGACAAGGTCTTCACCCCAGTTATTGGCATTCCATATGCGCAATGGATCTGTAACCTGTGGCGTAACACCCCATGACCCACTACCCCAGGCACCTGCGCCCCAACCAATGAGAGGAAGTTCCGCGATCCCCGGTCCTGTATTGACTTGAAAAGCGCCAACAGAAGATCCGCCTCCGTTGCCTACATCCGAAGCATTGGATGTAACGGCGGCTCCCGTTCCGGGATCCTTGGCAGTAAACTGAAATGTATTGGTCGTTACAGCAGTGATCTGGTATTGTTGGTTAAGGACCGCTGCCGTGATGTTTCCACCGAGGCTCACGGCTCCTGAAATAGTTACGAAATCGCCGACGATAGCGCCATGCGCAGCAGATGTTGCAGTGATGGTTGATGAAAAAGGCGCTACTGTAACAGCCGAAAATGTAACGGCTTGCGTTAAACGTATGGGAGTGATGTCTGAATAAGCACCGCCCTGCTCAATGTAGTACTTAAGGTTAGTTCCAACACCTAACAAATTGTTGTTGGCAAGCGTTACCCAGTTCCATAGGGACCGGCAGATACCCAAATACACAGCCTGGGAAATGCGCCGCCAACCACCTATTTTTTCAGGAGAACCTTGACGAAAACGTACCTTATCCGAGACATACCATCCCCCTTCGGACGAATATCGCGGAGTTTCTTTATTGACTCCAGGCTTACTGAGAATCTTGGACAGTGGCACGGCTCACCTCATCAGTGCAGCTTCAGCATCACGCCGAATAACTAACCCACGCAAGACCTTACCGCCACCACGGACCCACAGCTTAAGTTGCTCTATGGCTCCATCCCAATCTTGCTGGTTAATTTTGCGCTTAAGTGTAGAGGTCTGCAATCTGCCGACGCCAAGGTTATAGCAAAAATCTACGATAGCATTAAGCTTACCCCAATCCTTGTTTTGAATAGCAAGGGTCAACAAGATGGGGCATTGCCTAATAGTTCCCGGTGCATAGGTATGAACAAGCTCGTGCATCAATAACCGTTCAGCATACTCACGGTCAATACTAGGATCGTCTTTGGTTACCTTATCCCCATTAGCGTAATACGTTGAACCGTAACCAATCGTCCACACCCCCGCAGGGCATAGGTAAGGTTTGGCTGAAAACCCTTCAAATCTTCGGCACAGTTCAGCGGCTAGATCTAGTTTCACGCTAATCCTCTAGCCTTCAAGGTACGGTCAAGGAACCAATAGTTAAACGTGCCTGCTACTAATGCAGCAAAGTCAGGTGACATGATCATCTTAAATACTTCTTGAACAGGCAGTCCTTCACGGGAAGCAATGATGGCAAACCAGATATGCGAAGCTGACCAGATAGCAAGAATCCAATAAGTAACCACGGGCCTGACTGATGCTGATAACGAAGCAACCCATCCGCCAGCAGCCTTTGCCATCTCGGTTTGTGAATTAATAGCTGCTTCAAATGCAGCCATAACACCCGTATCAATAGCCTTATCACGTTCAGCACCGATCTCAGCTAGCTTCATCTCACCACGGATTTGTTCTAACTCGCACTGGCGATTGAACATGGATAGTTCATGCTGCCTTTCGTTCTTGCGGTCAAGGAACTTTAGAACCTCCGGCGCTAGCCGGAATAAGCCACCGAAGATCGTACCGAAAAGACCGCCGCCAATGATGTCTAGCATTACTTCCTCCCCATCTTTTCACGTTCTTCAAGCAGCCTGACTTTGACCTGAAGTTCGTTGATGTGTTGCATCAGTTGCTCTTTCTGCAAAGCACGCCTCTCGGCTGATATAGGCGAATCAGTCGGCACACCCTCTTTGGTAATGAGGGCAGGCATAGCACCTTCAATCTTGGTGAGCCGCGTGGAGAAGTCAGCTACTTGTTGTAACAACCACGCTAATGATGCAACGATGACAGGGATGACTGCCTTGAGGACGTCGCTCCAATTCATAGCAGTCTCCCACGTTTAGTCCGTCTTCTGTTCCTCAAGCTGGGCTACAGCCTGTGACTTGATCTTCTCAAACAGTGCTGCGATCTGCTTATAAGGAAGATTCCCCAGCGTATCTAGCACTGTATTGACTTCATCAAGGGTGAGTTCAAGCTTGAGCGGGTTCATTCACTTTCCATGAAGTAGTGGCTTCATCCCAGCTATACATCTGACCATCGGTCGGCATAGCCACCGGCGCTTCCCATTGTGCATCAGCGTTCAGAATCCATGACGCAAAAGGTTTTGGTGCTACGAAAGCATCAATGTCAGCACGGTATGTGTAACCAATCCCGGCATAATTCTTTCTGATGTTTCCGTTGTAGGACGTTTGCTTCCATGTGCCGCCAAGGATTTTTTCCAAATGAGCCGCGCCGATGTGCTCTTTCTCCACACCAAAAGCATCCGAGGTGTCTTTGTTATCAACGACAACAACCTGCGTCACCACATTGTTTTCGTCAAGCTTGCAAAAATGCGCCATTATCAACTCCTAGCAAATGTTCCGTGAAATTTGTTTCTTGCTTCAATTGCCACCAATTCAGCAAGTTCAATATCATCAAAGTACCCTATAACCCTGCGTTTTTTTTCAATGGTTATTTGGACAGTCCATTTATTACATCCTCTGTCAAAATAAACATTCTTCATACCACTTTTGTTATTTATATGAACACGTCGGTTCAAACAATTCTGACTTTGTGTTACCTCTCTTAGGTTTTCTATTCTGTTGTCAGATCTATCATTGTTTGCATGATCAATTATTTTTGGGAAATACCCGTGGTGGTATAAAAATATTAATCTGTGGAGTGGATAAACTTTACCAGCAACACGCATCCTAATGTATCTGTGATGATTAGTGATAGGAGTAAATTTTGGCTGATAACCTTGTTTAACATACAAAAAACCATCTTGGTAATCAAATAACGCTTTGAGGTATTGCTGAGTTACCATGCTAAACCTCCAATTTCAGTCCGGTTAAATCCATCTCTTCGCCAACCGTTCCGGCAGGGAAGGTATTAAATGACAAGCTAACACGAACATCTTCACCTTCCACCGTCGGCACCATGTGCGTCAAACTTGACGGAAAAAGAATCAGCCTGCCCGTGATCGCTTCAAACCACCATGACTCACTGTTCCAGCTATTCCACTCAGCAGGAGGAAATTTAATCTGCTGGTAGCCGTCACGGTAGAAAAAGATCTTGTCGTTGGGATTGGTCTGGATATAAAACACACCAGACACAAATGAATTGGGATGCGCGTGTTTGTGGTGATACTGTCCCGGCTCCGAGTAATTCACCCAAGACTGTGTAAGCCTTAGCGTGACATCGTGCTTAGGGTTGGTTGTGGCTTTGAAATACTCAGCAACACAATCTTCCATCCAGCCGCGCAGGCTCGTCATCAACTTATCGCGCAGGACAAAGTTGTTCGCACTTGTGCGGTTGCCCATATTGGGACGCTGTTCCAACTCCATGAGGAAGAACTTCTCCTCATCAGACAGCGGTCTGCCAAGGTCAAAGAACCCCACGGGCTGGGCAAATAGGCCGTGCAAATTCATCCGAGGGCTTCCTCAAGTTCTTGTTGCCTAATGCCCATTTGCTCCAGTTGCTCAGGCAACCACATGGTAGGGATGCTGTCTTCAAATTCCTTGATTTTCTCCATGACCCAGTAGACCTCTTCAATAGAAGGGCAAGGCCGTGGATCATCCCAACGGGTAAATTGGTTGTTACTGATTTCCCACTTTGCGCCGGGACGCAACATTTGCATGGCTGTATCAATACCAAGAAACTTGTATACCTTCATATGACCTCTAGAAGTTGACTTTTAGGATGACGATACCAGAGCCGCCTGCCGCTCCGTTGTAATTTAAACCGGGGTCACCATTAGAACCGCCGCCACCGCCACCACCAGAATTTGCTACTCCTGCTACGCCATTTCCTAGACCGGAGTAACTTCCAGAATTACCTCCGCCACCATATCCGCCAATTCCGCCTTGGCTAGAACCGTTGTAAGTGCCGCCACCACCGCCACCAGCAAAATATCCCAAGGAGGGAGAGCCTCCCGGCCCAGCCGCACCAGCGGACAATGCAAATGAAGGGCCAATAATTCCTATTCCTCCGGCCCCTCCAGCAGAAGAAGTACCGTTGGAACCAGACCCACCAGCACCGCCACCGCCACCAGAACCTAATAAACTTGTAGTAGCTCCTGTCCCACCATTATTCCCTTGGCTGGGCGACGTTGATGGTGTGTTGCCTGACCCACCTGTAGCACCACTGTAGCCAGCAGCACCACCTCCTGAGCCACCATTTGCGCCACTACTAATACTTGGGCCATCACCGCCACCACCGCCACCACCGTATGCTTTAAACGTATTTGTTCCGGCACCAGAAGGGTTCTCTGAAATTGGTGACCCTGCGATAGATGAGTCATTACCATTTCCCGCTACCGTACTACCGGAATTCAACCCACCAGCACCACCAGCGCCAATAGTAATTGTGTAAGAAGATCCCGCAGTAATTGTTAAGCTTGTGCCTGTTCTATATC